AGTATATCAAGCAAATTTAGAAAGTATAAATAGTACAAAATTAAAATTAAGAATATTGGAAAATCAACTTGATAGGGAATGGGGGCACGCTAAAAGAGCATGAGTAAACGTAGTAAATGGTGTGAATTTGATAAAAAAACAAGAGAAGAAATATATGTAAGAGATAATAACAGATGTATATATTGCAATGGAACATTTAGACTAGGAATAGCACATATATTTGTAAGTCGTGCACATGGTGGAAAAGGCTGTAAAGAAAATGGAGTATTACTATGTACTATTTGTCATCGGATTGCTTGATAATGGACACGATACAGCTAAAAGAATAGCAATAAATAACTACTGTTGTGATTACTTGTACAACAAATATGGAAATATAGATAAACAAAGTCTAATTTATGATAAATGGAGGATATATGAATGAAAATATTAGGTTTAGACACAAGTACTACAAGCACAGGTTATGCAGTATTAGATAATAATAAATTAATAAGTTATGGAACAATAAAAACACCTAAAAAAGCAGATTTATTAGACAAGATAATCTATATAGAGGAACATATAAAACAGATTATAAAGGCAAAAGGAGTAGAATTTATAGTAATAGAAGATTTAGCAGTAACGAGAAGTGCAAGTACAACAAAAGCACTTGCAGGAGAATTATATCACTTGCTTGTAGAGTTTAGAAAAAGAGATATGCTTGTAGTACAAGTTAGACCAAGTGAGTGGAGAAAAGTTTGTAAAATAAAAGGAAAATGTAGGAAAGAATTAAAAGAAAATGCAATACAACATGTGAAAAAAATATATGACTTAGATGTAAATGATGATGAGGCTGATGCAATATGTATTGCAGAATTTGGAAATAGTTTAGAGGTAGAATATGATAATTGAAAAGAAATTAATAAAAAAATACTCAAAATTTAATTTATACGGAATATATAAAGATAAAAAATTAATTTATAAAACTTGTGAAAGCAACATAATGGAAAAATTAGAATACGCAAATGATAAATTAGGTCTTAAAGTAAAAGGAAGTGATAAAAATGAATAAGAAATTAGTAAAACAATTACAAGCAGATATTAAGAATATAAAAGATAGAGGATTTAATATGAGAAGAATATTTCTAGTGTTAAATGAAGATATTTTCAAAAGAAAAAAGTTTGAATTTAGTGGAATATCAATTATTTATAAAAAAGATATCAATAAACAATATTATTTTTTGGAGGTGTAAAAATGAAAGTAATAGAGTTATTAAATAAAATAGCCAATGGAGAAGAAGTACCTAAAAGCATAAATTTTCTTGGAGAACAATATTTTTTTGAAGAAAATAATTATACACGTTTAGATGAAAACAATTGTAATAGATATCTATTTGATGATTTATACGAGGTTATAAATATATTAAACTGTGAAGTTGAAATACTAGAAGATAATGCAGAAGAAATAGAGGAATTAGGGTTTACAGCAGATGAATGGTATGAATTAAATAATTCTACATATAAAATAACAAAAAAATTTATTGAAGATCAAAATTATAAATTAAATGAAGTTATAAGAGCAGTAAACAAATTAAAGGAAAGTGATAAAAATGTTTCAGGAATGGATGAAAATATATAACAAAATAGTTTATGGAAAGGAAGATAATATGAGTAAAGCAGATAAGATATTTAAAGAAATAGGCTATGAGAAAGCAGAAGATAACGAAACCTGTGTTGAATATAATAAATATTATGGTGGAGAAGTATGGGAAATAATTTTTTGGAAAGAAGCTGAATTTATTAGTGTTTCGGAAGATGATTTTACTGAAATAGGATATATTACAATGAAAACATTACAAATTTAGAAATAGTTAGAATTTTAAAAGAATTATTAAAGGAGGAAAAGTAAAAATGGAAAAAGAAGAAATGATAAAAATGAGAGATACATTTAGAGATTTAGCAGAAGTATTAGATGAAATAATTATATTTGAAGAAAAAATAGATAATAACGAAGAAATAGATGAAAACGAATATAAATCTAAATTAGGTTTATTTACTTATAAAATGATGGAACTTATGAAAACTATGGATTAATAAAGGAGGACTAGCTATGGGAAAGTTTAAAGAAGTAGATTTAGATATAATAGAAACTATATATAAAATAATAAAAATACAAATATATATATTAGCGATAATTGGAACAATAGGTGTATTTATATTAAGAGTAGAAAATAATCAGTTGATAGATAAAAATGAACAAATACAACAAGATAGAACAGAACTAATTACAGAAAATAAGTATTTACAAGAAGAAAATATGGCATTAAAAAGTGTAGTGGAGAATTATAATTAAAAGGAGGTTGATGTATGATAAATAAGAATGAGTTACAATATGTACTTGAAAAAGATGCATGTAAAAAGAATGGTGGAATGTGTGAAAGCTATAATTATTGTAAATTTTGTGCAGAACCTAAGAGAATATTTAGAAAAAGTGATACTCCTTGTGCAGATGCTTATATAGATATGAAAGATATCACAAAAATGTTAAAAAATCATATTAAAGATAAAGAATATATAGAAGTTAATACCAAAAAAATAGAAATATGGAAAAATGAATTATATAGTAGATGGGATGATGAGTATCTTTTAGATGGTTGGTTTAAAGATTTAAAAACAATTGATACTTTTGGTATGCCAAAGGGAACAAATTATGACAGTTATATTGAAAATGAGATAATTAATAAAGAAAAAATAAGAAACAAAATAAAAGAGTTTATAAAATTAGAAGAGGAAAGATTAAATAATGTTATAACCAGATATAATAAAATTGAAAAAGCAATTGATAAATTAAATGAAAAAGATAAGTTTATAATAGATTGTAGATATGGAGAAATGAGCTTAAATATAAATGATACTATTGTATCTTATCAAAAAAAATATGGAACAGTTTATACAATTGATGGTATGAAAAATAAGATTTCAAAAATTAAGAAAAAAATATATCTAAATATAAAAAAATAAAAAAGTGTACACTTTTATTAAAAAAAGGTATGTTATAATATATTTAGTGAAAAGTATATGAGCCATACTTTTCTAAGGAAATTAATAGTACAACTTAAATTTTTTTCATAATCATCTCCTTTCTGACAAGTGATAAAGAACGGATAAAGTTGTACTAAGCATTGATAGTAAGCTGAAATAATTACTATTACCAAACCCTATAAAGTAAAAAGGGTATTGAGTAAGTTAAACTATAGTAATACTTACTTTCAACTCTCTCACAGCCACTTTTGTGACTGTATTCTAGATTTGAGGGAGTTGCTATATATTGCAGAATAGAGAAGAGGTTATCTCGCTTGGCTCATAACCAAGAGTTCATCAGTTCGAATCTGATTTCTGCAACCAAAGGCGATAAGTAATACCAAAGTGTATCGCCTCCTTTCTGTAAATGGTAGTCCAAAAGGGCTACTTTTTTAATGTGTATATCTAAAATGGTGTACACATTAAAGGAGTAGTAAAGTAAAAAAGTGATATTATGACAAAAGAAAAAATATGTAAAACATGTATAAGATATAATAAAAAGGATAATATATGCGAATTAAAACTAGATACATATAAGGTACGAAAATGTACTGAATATGTGTCTATTTTTTATTGTAATAAAAAGAATTGTAGAGAGTGTGGGAAATGTTAAACATATATTCAAGAATAGATGAAATAGAAAAACTATTGCAACATGAAGATATAACAGGATATAGAATAGAAATAAATACAGAAGAAAAGAATTACTTAGTTGATAAGCCAGAGCAAGAACAACAACATACAAATGTAGTAGGTTTTCAAATGCCAAGTAAAGATGAATATGAGGAGTGATAATTATGGAAAAAGATTTATTAGAAATAAAAGAGAAAATATTTGAGGTATGTAATAAATATTCAATAAAAAATATGACAATATATTTACAACAAGAGAGAAAAATTGTATTAGGAAAAAGTGAAAAGATAATAACGAATGATGTTGATTTAGAAATAGAATTATAAAAAGCAGGTGGGAGTGTGGCAAAGTATGACTGGATAGCATTAGAAAAAGAATATATATTAAGTGATTATAAAAGTGTAAGTGCATTTCTTAAAGAAAAAGGAATAAATAATAACGGCACAACGAGAAAACATACATCAGGATGGAAAGATAAAAAAAGACAAAAAGAAGTCAAAAAAGCGACAAAAACAATAGAAAAAGTAGTTGAAAAACAATCTACTGAAGATGCTAAAACAAATATAAAAATAAATGATGTAGCAAATAAATTACTAGAAAAGATAATGGATACAGTAAATGATATAAATACTACTGATAGTATAAAGAAACTAACATCTGCATTAAAAGATTTACAAGATATAATACCACAAAAACAAGAAGATGATGAAGATAACAGTTTTATAGAAGCATTAAATGGAAAAGTAGAGGACATATGGAATGAAGAAGAATAAAGGTAATTTCCAATGGAAAGCATTTTCTAAAAAGCAAATGAAAATATGGACATGGTGGAATAATAATTCACTAGTACATAACATGGATGGTATTATAGCAGATGGTGCAGTGAGAAGTGGAAAAACAGTAGTAATGGCACCAAGTTTTGTAATGTGGGCTATGGAAAACTTTGATGAATGTGATTTTGCCATATGTAGTAAAACAATAGGTTCTTTAAAAAGAAATGTATTAAATACACTAAAGAAACAGTTACATTCTTTAAAATATAGATATGAACATAAAAGAAATGAAAATGTATTAATAGTTAGTAAAAATGGTAAAACTAACTATTTTTATTTATTTGGTGGAAAAGATGAAGCTAGTCAAGATCTTATACAAGGTATGACTTTAGCAGGAATATTTTTTGATGAAGTTGCATTAATGCCATATTCTTTTGTAGATCAGGGATTAGCAAGATGTTCTGTTGAAGGATCGAAATTTTGGTTTAACTGTAATCCTAAAAATCCAAAACATTGGTTTAAATTAGAATTTATAGATAAGTTACAAGAAAAGAATTTACTATACTTACATTTTACTATGGAAGATAATTTAACATTATCTGATGCAGTAAAAGATAGATATAAAAGGATGTTTACAGGTGTATTCTTTAAACGTAATATACTTGGTCTATGGTGCACAGCAGAAGGTGCAATCTATGAAGTATATATAAATAATAAAGAAAGTTTTTACACAGATGAACCTGAATTTGATTTTATACAAATTGGTATGGATTTTGGTGGAAATGGTTCTGCACACACATTAGTTGCAAGTGGAATAAAACACAATTATTCTAAATTAACTGCTTTGATAAGTAAAAGAATACCAGCACAAGGAGTTACTCCTGATCAATTAATAAACATGGTAAAGGAGTTTGTAATACAAGTTCAACATTTATATGGGCAAGTAGATTATATTTATCCAGATAGTGCAGAGCAAACATTAATAAATGGAATTAAAGAAATGTGTTATAAAGAATTTCCACATATTATAGTTAGAAACAGTATTAAAAATGAAATAATAGATAGAATTAGATGTACTACAATGCTTATGGCATGTGGTATATTTTTTATGACTAGAAATTGTAAAACACTAGAAGATGCATTTGAAAATGCGGTATGGAACGATAAACCGAAAGATCAAGGAAAAGATGAAAGACTTGATGATGGAACATCTGATATTGATACATTAGATGCATTTGAATATAGTTTTGAAAAGCATATAAAAGGTTATATGAGGTATGCAACAAATAAAGTAGCATGAGGTGTTATAAATGTTTGAAAAAATAAAAGAGTGGTTTTTAAGGGGGATAGACAAAATGTTAAGTAAGTCTACAGTAGAAGAAGCTTTAAAAGTAAAAACAGCTGTATCTGATGAAATGGATAGAGCAATGAACTTATGGTTAAAGATATTTACTAATAATGCACCATGGTTAAATAAAGAAGTAACAAGCCTACAATTAGGAGCAAGTATAGCAGAAGAATTTGCAAGACTTATTACTTTAGAAATGAAGTCTAAAGTAACAGGAAGTGCAAGAGCGAATTATATAAATGAATACTATCAAAAAGTATTAGAAGATTTGAAAACACAATTAGCTTTGTTTAATGCAGTAGGAGGAGGATTCTTTAAACCATATGTAAAAAATAATAGAATTTATATAGACTATATACCACAAACAGATTGTAAACCTCTTAAATTTGATAATGCAGGTAATATAACAAGCATGGTATTTTCTTCTCAAATTACTAAGGGAGATAAAATATATACTAGATTAGAAACACATACATCACAAAATACAGATTATATAATAGAAAATAAAGTTTATGTAACTGAAAGTTATAACAGTTCTATGTTAGGTAGAATTACTTCTTTATTTGAAGTGCAAGAGTGGAGTGAGTTAGAAGAAAGTATTACTATACAAAATGTAGAAATACCATTATTTGCATATTACAAAGTACCACTTACAAATAATATAGACACAAAATCTTGTTTAGGCCCTTCTGTTTATCACAAAGCGATAGATAGCATAAGAAAAGCAGATATACAAGCAAGTAGACTTGATTATGAATATGAAAGTGCTGAAAGAAGTATATATGCAGATATAGATGCTTTAAGACATGAAGAAAGTACAGCAAAAAGATGTAAAATAGTAAAAACATTGGATGCAGGAGACAAAACATCTGATTTTTACAGAGAATTTAGTCCAGCATTACGAGATGAGGGATTTATTAGAGGACTAAATAAAATAAAACAAGAGATAGAATTTCAATGTAATCTTGCTTATGGTACTATATCAGATCCTAGTCAAGTAGATAAGACAGCTACTGAAATAAATGCAAGTAAGCAACGTTCTTATGCTTCTGTATCACAAATGCAAAAAAGCTTAGAATATGCATTAAAGCATTTAGTAAAGATATTAGATGTTTATTGTGACTTATATGAATTAGCACCAAGTGGAGAATGTGAAGTTTCTGCTGAATGGGACGATAGTATAATAGTTGATACTGAATCTGAACAAAGAATTAGATTGCAAGAGACTAATTTAGGTTTAGGCAGTAAATTAGATTATTTGTGTTGGAGATATCGGGCTTACTGAAGAACAAGCGCAAGAAAAGCTTGATAGAATAAAGCAAGAAAAATCTGAAAATCAAATATTTGACGAGGAGTGATATAAATGTTATCTCCCAATTACCTAAAAAACGTAGCTGATGATGCAGTAAATGTTTATGCTAAACTTGAAGATAGTATAATAAAAGATATAGTAAGAAGATTAAAGAATACAGATTTTGAAATGACAGAAAGTGCAAGATTTCAAATAAGAATAGCACAAGAAGCAGGCTTATTATATAATGACATTATAAATAAAGTAGCAAAATATAGTGAAGTAAGTAAAAAAGTAGTAAAGAAAACGTTTGAAAATAGTGCTATAGAGGCTTTGAAATATGATGATAAAATTTATATAAAACAAGGATTAAATCCTATACCTATAAAGCAACAAACTACAATGTTAAATCTATTAAAAAACACTTTAAATAAAACAAATGGTAGTTTATATAATTTAACACTTACAACTGCTAATACAAGTCAAGAAAAATTTATTGAAGTATGTAACGATGCTTATATGCAAATAGCATCTGGTGCATTTGATTATAATAGTGCAATAAATAAAGCTATAAAATTACTTGGAGAAGGAATACAAGTGCAATATGATAGTGGTTATAGATTAAATGTGAAAAGTGCCGTTAAAAGAGCTGTAATGACAGGTGTAAATCAAACTTGTTTGAAAATGCAAGAAGTAAGAGCAGAAGAAATGCGGTTGTGATTTAGTTGAAGTAACAGCACATGCAGGAGCTAGACCAGAACATGCAGAATGGCAAGGAAAGATTTATAGTAGAAGTGGTAAATCAAGTAAATATCCTAGTTTGGTTGAAGCTACTGGATATGGTACTGGACCAGGACTTGGAGGATGGAATTGTAGGCACAGTATGTTACCTTATTATGAAGGTATGAGTAGGGTATATACTGATAAAGAACTTGAAGAGTTGAAACCTAATAAAGAAAATGGTATAATATTAACAGATAAAGAACAATCAGCTCTAAATAGTTATATTAGTTCTGATAGTTATAAGATAAATGATAAATTAAGGAATGGCTTTGAATTAAATAAAACAGAAAATGAATTAATAAATAATTTAGATAAAGCATTAGAAAAATGTAATAAGTATAATGGTAATATTATACGCGTTCTAGAAATAAAGGATTTAAATAAATTAAATGACTTTATACAATTAAATAAAATAGATTCAACAATTACTTTTAAGGAATATTTATCATTTTCTAATAAGAAAGGATACAATAAAAATGCTAATGTTATTATATATGTAGATTCTAAAAATGGTAAGGATATAACTAAATATAATCCTCTAGAAAGTGAAATATTATATCCTAGAAATAGCAAATTTGTTGTAGAAAATGTTCAAGAATATAATAACAAAGTTTACATTATGTGGAGGGAAATAAATGAATAATAAATCACCTAGATGGATACATGAAATACCTAAACCTATCATAATAAATACCAAAAAGGAAAAAACAAAGGAAGAAATAGAAGAAGCAGAAGAATTTGCTAAAGCAGTTCAAGAAGGTAGAATAGAAGAATGGTTTAATAAAAAGAAAAAATAGAATTAGAGTAAAATCTAGTTCTTTTTTTATACAATTTTTAAGAGATTAGAAGTAAAATTCTAGTCTCTTTTTATATGTCCGAAATGACACAATAAACTAGTTCAAGCTATAGAACCAAAATGTAGCACACAAGTGGAAACGACCACTCAAAAAAGTTTAGTGAAAGGTGGAATAGAAATTATGAAAGTAGAATTTCTAAAAGGTTTAGGATTAACCGATGAACAAATCCAAAGCATTCAAGCAGAAAGTGGTAAAGAAATACAAAAATATAAAGATGATAATGCTACTTTAAAAGCTGATAATGATAATAAACAAGAGTTATTAGAGAATGCAAATAAGGAAATTGCCTCATACAAAGATATGGATATAGAGGGAATTAAAAAATCTGCTGAGGATTATAAAACAAAATATGAAACAGCAGAAAATGATTATAAGGCTAAAATAGCTGAAATGGAGCTTAATAATAAGCTTGAAAAATATGTAGATACATTAAATTTAAAGAATGATATCTACAAAAATGCAATTATCTCACAAATTAAGGAAAAAGAACTTAAATTTGATGGAGATACATTACTTGGTGGTGAAGAATTAGTAAAAGGTTTTAAAGAAAAATATGCAGAAGCTTTTGTTGATACAAAGCCAAAGCCAACTTTTGCTGATAGTACGCCAGGTGTACCAAGCAATAGTAATGAAAACTCATTGAGAATTGCTATGGGATTAAAGCCAAAAGAAAATTAAAAGGGGGAATTATAAATGGCTATTCAATTAAGTAAAAATTATGTACCACTATTAGATGAAGTGTATGAAGAAGCTTCATTAACTGGTGATTTAAATTCAAGTCCAGCAATGGTAAAAGCAGGACAAAATGCAAACGAAATCGTAATACCAAAATTAAAAATGTCTGGATTAGGTAACTACTCAAGAAATAGTGGTTATACAAAAGGAAAAGTAGATTTGACTTGGGAAACAGTTAAATTTAATTATGATAGAGGAACAAAATTTGAAGTTGATACTCTAGATAATGAAGAAACAGCAGAAGTAGCATTTGGAATGTTAGGTGCAGAATTTGAAAGAACAAAAGTTGCACCAGAAGGTGACGCTTTCACATTTGCTCAATTAGCAGGTACAGAAGACATATCTGTTGCAACTGGAACATTATCAACAGGTGAAGAAGCAGTAAAAGCTTTAAGAGTTGCATCAGTAAAAATGGATAATGATAAAGTTCCTAAAAATCAAAGATTATTATATATCACTTCTGAAATTAAAGGAAATATTGATGATTTAGATACTACAAAATCAAGAAATGTATTATCTAAATTTGATAAAATAATAGAAGTTCCTCAATCTGTATTCTATACTCAAATAGTATTAAATGATATAGAAGATAAGGAGGGCGGTCTTGATGGTGGCTTTGAAAAAGCAACAGCTGGTAAAGATATTAACTTTATGATTGTTCATAAGCCAGCTGTAATAAAACATAAAAAACATACAGCAAATAATATTATAACACCTGATGAGAATCAAACTTCTGATGCGTATATGCAAAAATATAGAAAATATGGTCTAGTAGAAGTATATGAAAATAAAAGAGCAGGTGTTTATGTACATCACAAAGAAGCCTAATAGGAGGATTTAAAATGAGAGTTTTAGTAGGAATGGGAGCTAATAAAAAAGTTCCTAATAATAATGATAATGAAGTAAAAAAATTAAAAACTGAATTAACTAAAATTAATAAAGAATTAGAAGCAGTAAAAGCTGAAAAAGAAAAATTAGTTAAAGAATTAGAAGCAGTAAAAGCTGAAAAAGAAAAATTAGTTAAAGAATTAGAAGCAGTAAAAATTGAATTAGAGGAAGTAACTGCTGATAAAAAATAGGAGTTGAAAAGGTATGCTTAAATACATAAATGAAAATGAATATAAAAAAATATCAGGTACAGAGAGCATACCTGATAACTTTGATAAATTAGTAATAGAAGCAAGTAGTTATATTAATAGGCGAACTTTTGGAAGAATTGATATAAATAATATTCCAGAGCAAGTAAAATATGCTACTTGCTTAATTATTGAATTAGAAAATAAAGCTAATATCCAAAAAAAAGAAATAGGAAATTTAAAATCACAAAATATTGAAGGCTGGAGTGAAAGTTATTCCGCTCCTGAAGAAATAGATTCTAAACTTAAAATGGATAAGGAAGATATCTTAAAAGAACAGTTATGGAATGTAATTGGAAAAGATAGTAATTATTTGCTGTATAGAGGTGTGTAATTATGAATAAACGATTTTTTATACATAAAATAACAGTATATCATTTTGAAGGTGATGAGAAAGTCTCTAAAATCGATTTTAAGCAAGTTTATTTTAGACATAATAAAAAGATTAATAGAATAGATAAAGGCATTCAAACGGCAAGTACAGGAACTATTACAATACCTACAACAGATGATATAGATATAAAAGAAGATGACTATATAATTGAAGGAATAATTGATGATGACTTTGATTTAGCATCTCTAATAGAAAAGTATCAAGTATTTAAAGTAGTAAGTATTGATGATAATAGAAAAGGCAATTTACAACATTTTAAGATAGGAGTGGCAGACTAATGAGTAGCAATTTTAAAACTAGAGTAGATATAAAGCCTGTAGCTGAAATTTTAAAAAGACATGGGTTACAAGAGGGTGGAGCAGTAAGTCTATTTTTAAGAAATGAAGTAGATAGATACTCTGATCCTTATATTCCTTTTTTAAAAGGCACTTTAAAAAATAATAAAAGCTATCCCAATAGTTACTCTATAAAATATAATATGCCATATGCTAGATATCAATATCATGGTAAGGTAATGGTTGGTAGAGCACCAAAAAAGGTTACTAATAAAGATTTACAGTATAATGAGGCACCAAAACGAGGTGCTTTTTGGGATAAACGTATGTGGAATGATAGAGGGAAAGAAATATGCAAAAATTTGGAGGAGTTTATAAGAAGATATGGAAAATAAATCAAATTTAGAATTTATAAAAGAATACATAGAAACATGTCCGTTGCTCAAAAAAGGTAAAATAAATGTAGATTATTTAAAAGATAAACCGCAGAGTTATTCAATAGATAGAACACCAACTAATCCTGTATATAAAGATTATAGAGATGGTAGTTGCTTAAAACAAATAACTTTTGATTTTACTGTACAAGCACCGCTTTCAAGTCAAGCTATAGTTAATCTTGCTAATAGTAAATTTTGTGATGATTTTATGAGTTGGATAGAAGTAAATAATAGAAACAGAGTTTTACCTAAAATAAAGGGCATACAGTGGATAAAATGTACTAGTCAAGGATACATTTTAGGAAAAACAGAAACTACTGCAATTTATATTATACAAATGCAAGTAGTTTATAAGCAAGAGGCTTTATAGTCTCTTTTTTAGTGCCAAAAAAGGAGTTGATAAATATGGCAGATACACAAAATGTAGAAGAAAAATTATATAATAGAGCTGATATTGTTAATTTTATGGGATTAACAGAAAGTGCTACAACATTTAACAGAATGACAGGGTTTACTGATAATGGTAAATCACTAAATGCAGAAACATATGAAAGAAGATATGTAGATGAAAAGTCTAGTAGAAAAGATGTAACAGGTTATGCTACAGAAATAGCTTATACATTAGATAGATATGCTAATAATGATGTACATGATTTAATAGCAAATGTACATGATAAAGAGCAAACAGGAGTAATTGTACCTATTGTAGCAGTCAATTTTAATGAAAAAGGGACTACTGATGGTACATTTAAGGCAAGAAAAAGAAAATATTCTGTTTTACCTGATAGTGATGGAGATGGTACAGATGCTTACCAATATAGTGGAGCATTTGGTGCTAATGGCGATTTAGAAGAAGGAACTGCTACAAGTACAGATGGTTGGAAAACTTGTACATTTACACCCAATTCAAGCGCAGAATAATGAAACTGCGCTTATAAATGATATTTTAATAGAAGATTTGGAGGAAAAATAAATGAAAATACGCAATGTTGAATTAGAATTTGATTTTAATGATGCAGATGATATGGAAAGATTAGAAAATGCGATTGAAAAGACACAAAAAGCATTAGAAAACATATCTGTTGAAAATAAAAAGGCATCAGAAGTTATAAGAGAAACTTGTAAAAATATATTTGATTGTTTTAACGAAATTTTCGGAGAAAATACAGACAAAAAAGTTTTTGGAAATAAGACTAATTTTAATGTATGTAAAGAGGCATTTGAAGATTTAATAAATGCTCGTATAGAGCAAGAAACACAATTTTCAGAAGAAATGAGTAATATTGAAAAAAAATATAGTCCAAATCGTGCAACTAGAAGAACAAAAAAATAATGAGTATAATAATAGATAATCTATCAAATATTGTTGAAGATAGAATAGGCGTTTTGAAGTTTAACACGGACTTTAGAACATCTATGCTATTTGAAATGCTTATGCAAGATAGAAACATACGTAAGAAGAATAAAGTTATACAAGCTATAAAATTATATTATCCTAATATAAAAGAAATAACAGATATAGAGAAAGCGGTAGAGGATATGTTATGGTTTTATAGATGTGGTAAAGAATTGGCCGATTCTAATAAGAAAAATAGTAGTAACAATAATAATGATATTAAGCAAATTTATAGCTATGAATTTGATGATAATTACATATATAGTGCTTTTTTACAACAATATAATATTGATTTACAAGATTGTGACTTGCATTGGTGGAAGTTTAAAGCATTATTTGATGGATTAAGTAAAGATACTAAAATAGTAGAAATAATGGGTTATAGAGCAATAGATTTACGAACTATAAAAGATAAAGAAGAAAGAAAACGTATAAAGAAATTAAAAGAATTATATAAATTACCAGATATGCGAACTAGGGAACAAAAAGAAGCAGATTTTGGACGTGCTTTTTGGTAAATTTGACAAAACAAGAAAAATAGTTTATAATATAGTTAACAAATAGATAGTAAGTTACTTTGTATTTCTTTTCTTCTATTTGTTGTGATGAATATTATAGTTTCTAGCAATAAGTCGAGGAGATAAAGGGCAAAATTTATCTTCTCTTTTGTATATTTTTTTTATTATTGAATAAAATAATAATGACCCGTGGGCAAACACAGGTCATTTGTGATTAGTTGTATTTTCGTAATTCTTTTACAAGAATTATAAGAACAACTATAAAAATTATAGCTTCAAGCAATAAAGTCACCTCCTTTCGGCGGTGATTTTATTATATCATTAATTTATATTAAAAACAAATTTCTAACATATTAGATAAATATATTAGAGTTGTATTGACTTTTTTCGATATATTCTGTATAATTGGAATATATTGGAAAAGGAGTTGTTTTTATGAAAAAGAGCAATGTAATTGTGATATTATTTATAATATTAGTTATATTTAGCTTTGCAATGATAAGACATAATAATGATAAAAAAAATTTTGCTGAAATGGAAGCAATAAATAATTTAATGGAAACAAATTTAGAAGAAGCAAAACAAAAAGTAAAGGAATATACAGAAAAACATTCATGGGATGAAAATGGATATTTGAAATATGTTGAAATATGTGAAAGGCAGGATAATTTACAAGAAGCTTATGATTTTCTAGATAAAAATATTAATTCTGCTTCTAATAAAGAAAGAATGAATCAAAAGAAATCAGAAATATATAGCAAAATTCAAGAAATGGAAAATAAACAAAAAGAAATAGAAAAAGCAAAAGAAAATGAACAGAGAAAAAAAGAGCAAGAAGAACAATTAGCAATAGAGAAAGAGGCAGAAAAAAGGTATGAAAACTTTGAACAAATATTGAAATCTTTATGTCCATATGGATATAAGATAGGTTTTGGAGAATACATACAAAAAAATAAAACTGATACTTTTATGGTATATGGTGGTAATATAAAGATAGAAAATGCATTTGGAAATAAAGTTACATATCCATATACAGTTAGATATACTATAGATGGAACTGTTGAAGAAATAGTTATAAATGGAGAAAGTGTTTATAAAATATAATATAGAAATATAATAAAGAGTTAAACTAAAAAGTTTAGCTCTTTTTTCTGCGAAAAATACAGCCAAAACAGGTATGGTAAAAAATTTTTACTTTTTTTGAAAAAAGCACTTGACTTTTGTATCCACTAATGATATTATATATGTGGATACAGAAAGAGGTGAGTAAAATAGAAAGTAAAAAAATGGGTAGACCTACAACAGACCCTAAAACTTTAAGTACTAGAATTAGGTTATCTGAAACAGATATAGAAAAATTAAATTATTGTTGTAAAAAAACGGGTAAATTAAAATCTGAAATTATAAGAGAAGGAATAGATAAGGTTTATACCAATTTAAAAAAATAAAGGAGATAATGTCCAGTCGCCAAACTATAACATTATCTCAAACGCATAAGAACTTTAGTCCTTATAAATTATATTGTATCATATAAGTGGCTAAAGTTCAAGATAAAAATTGAATGGAGGTCGTTTTTTTATGGAAAAAATTATGGAATATTACAAAGAAAGAACAGGAAATGAATTAGACTTAAATATAGAAATAAAATTAACAGAAAAACAAGAAGAATATATTATGAAGAGATTATTAAAGATAACAACCGAAATAACAGAAGTATTGTATGAATGGGCAAGAATAGTATATATGAATTTGCTAGTACAAGGAAAGGTTGGTGCTTAATATGGAAAATATAAGAGAATTAATAAAACAAAGCTATATAGATATAGGACTAGGAGAGATAAGTGAAGATTACTTAGATGGAATAATGGCAGATAAAATAAGAGTGGAAGCTTTTAAAGAAATACTAGGACTTAAAGAAGAAGTCGCATAAGAATAAAATTATAAAAGGGGGAATATATAATGAGTAATAAATTAGAAATAGTAAAAAGTGAAAAATTTAATGGAATAGAATGTGATTTTTATAGTAATAGTAAAGAAGTTTTTATGACTATAAATCAATTAGCAAATTGTTTGGGGTATTCTAGTAAAAACGGAGTAGAAAAATTGATATCTAGAAACGATTACTTAAGAAATAGTGAATTTTCAGGTGTCATCAATTTAGTGACAGGTACTGACGGTTTGGGGGGTACCCAAGAAACAAGAGTATTTACAGAAGATGGAATATATGAAGTAACAATGTTAGCAAGAACAGAAAAAGCAAAAGAATTTAGAGCATTTGTAAGAAAGGTATTAAAATCATTAAGAAAAGGAGAAATTAAATTAATAAAGACACCTGAATTACAAAAATTGCAAGTAGAGGCAAAATTAAATAATTCAAGAGCAAGAGTAGCAAATGTATGGTTAAAACTAGCAGAGAAAACAAATATACCTGAATTTAAGCAAGTAATAGTTTCAAATGCAAGTGCAGTATTATCAGGAAATCAATTGATACCATTACCAAGTGCAGAAAGAAAAACATATACAGCAAATGAAATAGGAGATAAGTTGGGAATTACAGGCAATATGGTAGGAAGAATAGCAAATGCAAATGGATTAAAAACAAATAAATATGGTAAATTATTTTATGATAAATCAAGATATAGTAATAAAGAAGTAGAAACCTTTAGATATTATGATAATATAATTCCTGAAATAGAAAGTATTTTAAATAGAGTATAAAATAAAAAAGAGTTAGAGAAATCTAGCTCTTTTATTATGCCTTAAAAGAAATGAGGTGGGAACATGGCAGATGGTTCAGTTACTATTGAAGTAACATTGACAAAAGATCAACTAGAAAAGGGGTTAAAAGGTTTAAAAAGTACAATAAATAGTGCATTACCTAATGCTAGTAGTGTGTTATCTACATTTGCAAATGGATTTTCTAAATTAGGAAGTTTAGTAACAAGTGCAGGTAAAGCTTGTAGTGTAGTAACTGGTGGGATAACAGGGATATTTGCAGTAGCAGGAGCAAAAGCAAAGAATTTTATAACTACATATGAAGGTGCTATAAACTTGTTTAAAAAGAAACTTGGTGATACTGGTGCTAAAGAAATGTATGAGTCTTTATTAAAAATAGCTAAAGGCTCTACATTTGCACAAGAAAGTATAGTAAAAGCAGGACAAACATTAGTTGCTATGGGAGTTAATGGACAAAAAACAGCTAAATATATGCAACTTGTAACAGATGCAGTAGCAGGTATGGGGGGGACAGGTGCAGATATTGAAAGTTTAGGAGCTTCAATTGGAAAAATGAGCAATCAAGTAACACTTCATACAGATGACCTAAATCAGTTAGCTACACAAGGTCTTCCAGTTTGGGATATTTTAGCAAAAAAATATAAAAAGACAAAAGAAGAAGTACAAGATATGGCAAGTAAAGGAATGATACCTGCAACTGAAACACTAGATTTTTTAAGTGATGCTTTAGAAGGAAACATAGCTGGATTTGAAGAATGGTCGGTTGCAGGCAATGCTATATCACAAAAGGGTGGAACACTTAAAGGTGCAATAGATGGACTAAATTCTAGCATTAGAAGTTTTGGACTTAATTTACTAGGTATGAATATTAATAAAGAACAATTATCAAATTATCAGAAACTAATACAAGTAGTAAATTTAGTAGGAAAAACTATTGAAAATATAGGAAGTAAATTTTCATTTGTAAGTGATTGGATGGGAAATGGATTAGATAAAGCAAAAATTGTTCTTGAAAGGTTTAATGAAAGTTTAAATGGTATGAGTCCAGAAAAATTACAAACAATTGCTAAAGCTATTTTAGGCATAGCAACAGCAGGACCTATTTTATTAGGAGTAGGAAAAGGATTTAATGTATTAAGTAGTAGTTTTAATGCTTTAGGTACAGGAGCAAAAGTACTTGAAAGTATACCAGGAAATTTAAATAATGTAATAGGAGTTACAAAAAGTTTAGGTGGAAAATTAGGTGGAGCATCAAAAACTTTTACTAGTTTTTTTAGTGGTATTAGTTCAGGTTTTAGTACTATTTTTAGTGATTCAGTAATAGCTAGTGGAATTAATAATATGACTTCTATGTTTTCAACTTTTGGTGGAAAAGTAAGCACATTTTTACAACCTGTTGGGAATATATTTACAAGTTTAGGAGGTAAAGTAGGTAATTTAGTATCTCCTATTGTAACTGGTTTTCAAAAAATGGCATCAACTGCAGTGGTAACTGGTGGGCTAATAAAATTTAATATAAGTGAAACACTTAATCAAGCTTTTCCAAATGTATCTGCTGGATTAAGTAAAATAACAGGGGCTTTCGGTGGTTTATTTGGAAAAATAGGTTCAAGCATGGGAAGTTTCTTACCAGTATTTACAAAAATATTTAATATAGCAGGAGTTATTGGATTAGTAGTTGCAGGTTTAGGATTATTGCAAAGTCAATTTGGAGAACAAATAAATAGTTTTTTACAAATGGTAACGCAAAAAGGACCAGAAATAATTACTAATTTTGTAAAAGGAATTACAGATAAATTACCAGATTTACTTGCAAAGGGTGGCGAATTATTACAAAATTTACTTACTGCTATAATTGCAAATTTACCAGCTATAATTAAAGGCGGAATAGAAATAATAACTTCTTTACAACAAGGAATAGCAAAGATGCTACCAACACTGATACCTTTAGCAATAGAGGCGATTTTAACACTAGTTACTAGTTTACTAGATAATATAGATTTACTAATTGATTCAGGTATAGCAGTAACAATGGCTATAATAGATGGCTTAATACAAGCTTTACCAATTTTAATAGAAAAAGCACCAGAAATAATACAAAAATTACTGGATGCCTTAATAAGAAATGCTCCTAAGATAATACAAGCACGGATGGGAATTAATAACAAAATTAGTTAATGCCATTATAACTAATTTACCTTTACTTTTTAAAGCAGCAGGACAAATAATAGAAACAATTTGGAATGTTTTAAAAAGCTTACCTGGAAAAGCACTACAATGGGGTAAAGATATGCTACAAGGTTTTATTGACGGAATTAAAGGAATGATAGGAAATATAAAAAATGCTGTAACAGATGTAGCTAATTCTATTAAAGAATTTTTACATTTTACAAGGCCAGATAAAGGACCTTTAAGAGAATATGAAAAATGGATGCCTGATATGATAAAAGGATTAAGCAGAACATTAAAAAATAGTAGTCCTGAATTGTATAATGCTAGTAAAAAATTAGCTGAAGAAGTAGCAAATAACTTTAATATATCTGATATATATAGCAAAATGAAAAGTGCAGTAGATTTTGAAACAGCTAAATTAAGTACAAATATAACAGCAGAAGCTAATTATAAAGCAAGCAAAGATAAAGTAAAAAGTATTTCTACAGATAGTAGTACTACTATAAACAATACACAAAATTTCTACGAAAAAAATAATACACCTTACGAACAACAAAAACAAGCAAGACAACAACTAAGGAGGTTAGCATATGACTTATAATTTAGATTTGTCATTTTCAAGTAATAATAATCAAGTGATAATGGGAAAAAATACAGAATTTAAAATATTAACTATTAGTGGACTTGAGGCTAGCTCATATACGATAAATAAATTAGAAAGTAATCAAGATGGTATGACTATAACTAGTAAAAAGATAGAGCCTCGAGAAATAAGAATAACAGGGGATATAGAAAAAAATGAAAGAGAAGATATTAATAGAGAAAAAGTACGTTCTTTTTTTTCTCCCAAATATACAGGGGAATTAGTTGTAAATAGAAATAATGTAAAAAGGAAGATTGATTATGAAGTATCTTCCTTTTCTTTTGTTAATTCTAAAATGGCTGATTTTATGCAATTTGAAATAATACTAGAATGTACAAATCCATTTTTTAGAAGTATAGACAACTTTGGGAAAAATATAGCATTAATAACAAAACAATTTGCATTTCCACTTGGTATTGTTAAAAATAAGGGCAAAATAATGGGATATAGAACATTTAAAAGTGAAGTACCTATAATAAACGATGGAGATTTATCAACTGGAATACAAGCAGTTTTAAAAGCTACTAGGGGTAATGTACAAAACCCTAAAATAATATTAAATAATAAATATATAGAAGTATTTGTAAATATGCAATTAAAAGATGAATTAGTTATAAATACAAATTCTAGAAAAAAAGGCATATATCTTAATGGTCAAAATATTATAAATAAAATAAATAGACAAAGTACATTTTTTAATATTGATGTTGGCGGAAATGTATTAAAATATAATGCAGAAGATGGATATACCAATTTAGATGTAAATATCTACTTTGATAAAATTTATTTAGGAATGTAGGTGGAAGAAATGGATTTGATACTATTAGATAAAGATTTTACTCCAATATCTATAATAGATGATTTTGCAAGTTTGGTATGGAATAGAAAATATTATGATGTAGGAAATTTCACGTTGCAATTACCAATATCACAATATGAAAATGTTAAAAATGCTATGTATGTATATTCAAATGAATTTGTAGAAACTGGTAAAATAGAAACATTAAATTATGTTAGTGCAACAAGTGAAGAGTTTATAAAACTATCAGGTAGATTTTTAGAAGTCTTATTAAATGATAGAGTAATAAATAAAACTAAAAGCTTTAATGCATGTATAGAAGATATTTGTTTAAATTTAGTTAATGAATTTGCGATAAATACAACTGATATTAAAAGAAAAATCAATAAATTAAAGGTAAAAGTGTTAGAAACAAGAAATATAAATGACAAGTTAAATACACAAGTAACTGGCGATAATTTATTGGAGTATTTATATACATTAACTAAAAGTAAAGAAAAAAGTATAAGAATAACTTATGATTATATAAATGATGAACTAATATTCGAAGTTTGGCAAGGTTTAGATAGAACTGATAGTCAAAACGAAAATAGTTGGGCTATATTTAGTAGAAATTTTGAAAATATAGCAGAAGATGATTATAGCTTGGATAGTACTAAATATAAAAATTATGTATATATTGCTGGACAAGATAAAGGAGAAAATAGAATTATAGTAGAACTTGATCTTGTAAAAAATGGAGAGGAAAGAAAAGAATTATATGTAGATGCTAGAGATTTACAAATGGAAGATGGAATGACATTAAGTCAATACAAGGAAATACTTTTACAAAGAGGATTAGAAAAATTATATGAAAATAATAAAGTAGAAAAATCTGATTTTAAAATAGATCCTTTTTCTAATTTAATATATAAAAAAGATTTTGACTTAGGTGATAAAGCTACATATAAAAATGAAGATTTAGGAATATTTGTAGATAAAAGAATAGTAGAAATTTCTGAAGTTTATGAAAATGGAAATAAGGAGATAAATGTAACTTTTGGAGATGACTATAATATTAGAAGAATGAAAGGAGTTAGTTAAAAATGCGAAGTGGTTTTTTTAATAGTAATATAACTGGTTATGATGATGAAGGTATGCCAATTTTTGACAGAGCGGAAGACGCAAGTTTTTTTGCAGAATACTTTAAAAGTTTTATAGGAAATGGAATATATGCTAATCCTAGTAACAATTTACAAGTGAATGAAAGTAGTGGAATGAAAATTAAAGTTAAAGAAGGCAAATGCTTTATCAATGGTATTTTTGGATGGAGAGAAGCTGAAGAAGCACAAACAGAAATAACTTTAGATAATTCAGATGCTACTTTAAATAGAATAGATAGAATAGTTGTAAGATTAGATGAAAGTAATAGAAATATAGAAATAAAAGTAAAAAAAGGAACTCCAGCACTTGAGCCAACAGCACCTGAATTACAAAGAAGCGAAGATATATATGAATTGGCACTTGCAGACATAAGAATAAATAAGAATGTATCAATTATAACACAAGCTAATATAACTGATTTAAGATTAAATAATGAATTATGTGGTATAGTTACAAGTGTAATAGATAAAGTTGATACAACAACTTTATTTAATCAATTTCAAACAAGTTTTCAACAATGGTTTAATAGTGTAAAAGATATATTAAATGAAGATGATACAACAAAATTAGTAAGTGAAATTTTAACATTGCAAACTAAAGTTGGACTTTTAGAAATAAATTCAAATCCTTGTTATATAGGTGTAACTTTTAATAATAATTTTACGGTAATTGAAAATGATTGTTGTGCACTCGGAAATAGTATAAATATTACTATAATAGGAAGTTTTAAAAGTACACAAATAAATCAGTACTTAGAAATAGGAAGTGTAGCAGAGGAATATAAACCTCAAATGGATATTCATTTTGTTGCAACAAAAGCAGGTATGGGAAGCGTAGTTGATGGTCTGATTGATAAAAATGGTGTAATAAAAGTGTACATCACAGGGCAAAACCCCGTTGGGCAACTTGATCCAGATACAGAAGTTAGAATTAATACAGGCTATTTTGTGGGAGATAGAATTACACAAGGTAGTTTTACACCACCAGTGTTAAATTAAAAGAAAGTGAGGTGTTAAATAATGATTGATATTATAAAAAATATAGCAGAAATTGTAGGAGCTTTAACTGTAATTATAACAACTTTCTTTGCAATAGAAAAGTTTACTAAAGGTAAAATATTAAACTGGTTACAAAAACCCATTATGAATAAATTAAATGAAATGGATAAACGTATTGATACGATTGAAGTTACTCAACTAAAAAATATAATAACAAATAATAATATACCTATGTCTGAGCGATTAGAAGCACGGAGATAGGTATATTAGTTTAGGTGGAAATGGAGCCATTAAAGTATTTTATAAAAAATTAAAAGATGATTATTACGAAAAATTAGAAAAGGAAGAAAGAAATAGAGAAGAGGTGATATGATGTTAAATAAATTAAAAAATTTAATAAATGTAAAAAGTATAGTAACAATTTTACTAACAATAGTTTTTTGTATATTAGCTATAAAAAATATAATAAATGCAGAACAATTTTTAACAATTTTTACAACTATAATTGCTTTTTACTTTGGAACGCAACATGAAAAGAAAAAAGGTGAAAACACAGAAAATAAAGGATAGTAAGTATATTGCTATCCTTTTAAAAATGCTTTAAAAGGAAAATATGGAGATCAACTTTTGTTGACTTGAAGTATATGAAGTAGTATAATAGTAATAGAAAACTCTGAGGTCGGAACAGGCAGCCGACACCCACCGAAAGGTGTTAGGAGATGTGGAAAGGTCAAACCACCTAGTTTTCTGACTATAAGTGAGAATAGATGTAAAAGTCTATTCTCTTTTTGTATGTAAAAAAGGAGTGAAAAAATATGTTAAAAGGAATTGATATAAGTTATAGTCAAGGTAATATAGATTTTAACGCAGTTAAAAATATTGGAATAAATTTTGTAATGATACGTTCAAGTTGGGGATGGTTTAATGAAGATAAAACATTTAGAGCAAATGTAAACGGATGTGAAGCAGTAGGACTACCATATGGACTATATCATTATAGTTATGCAAGAAACTTAAATGAAGCAAAAATAGAAGCAGATGGTTTAATAAGATTAGCACAGTCTTGTAAGCCTACATATCCAATTTGTGTAGATATGGAAGATGCAGATGGATATAAAAGAAGAAATGGTGTAAGTAATGAAATGTGTGTACAAATATGCGAATATATCTGTAGAAGATTAGAAGAAGCAGGATATTATGCAATGATATATGCAAATTTAGACTGGCTAAATAATAGAATAAATGATAGCAGACTAGATAGATTTGATAAATGGGTTGCACAATGGGCAGACAGATGTACATATAATAAACCTTATGGAATGTGGCAATATTCTAACAAAGGGCAAATAGCAGGAATAAGAGGAAATGTAGATGTAAACTACTCTTATAAAGATTACACAAGTGGAAAAACATTTACAAATAATAATGTAAATCAACCCATTGTAAATAATACAGAAAATAATACTGGTACATACGTTGTAAAAGCAGGAGATACGTTAAGTGGAATAGCTAAAAGATATGGTACTACATATCAATATTTAGCACAAATAAATGGAATAGCAAACCCAGACAAAATATATGTAGGGCAAACAATAAAAATAAATGGAAATGCAAATATAAATAATGCAAAAACATATACTGTAAAGAGCGGAGATAATTTAACTAAAATAGCACAAAAATATGGTACTACCGTAGATAGCCTAGTTAGAAAAAATGGTATTAAAAATCCTAATTTAATCTATGCAGGGCAAGTTTTAAAAATATAATAAGTAAGAGTAGATTCATTTTTAATTATTGTAAAAATCTTAAAAGTGTGGTATAATTTCTAAAAAAAAGAGGAAGCCTATGAAGAAAATAAGAGATAAATCTTATTTTATTTCTTCTTCAATTAGAAAAGGAAATAAAAAAGTTAAAGAGAAAATAAAGAAAAAACGTGCTAATAAAAGAAAAAGTAGAGTAGTAGAAAAGAAATATGATAGAAATATTAATCAAAGAATAAACATAGAATGTAAAGTTCCAATAAATTTTAGTATTTTAAATAATACAGAAGAAGTATTGAAATTTTTTAATAAAATAATAGAAAATATAAAAAAATTTGAAAGAAGAAGAGGAACTTTTTTTATGATACTTATTAATATGGAGGATGTTCAATATATAGGTTCAGATGCATTAATGTATTTGTTAACGCTTATGAGAAATACTATTATTAGAAATGGTAATGTAATTTGGTGGAGAGGTTCTTTTCCAAAAAATAAAGATGCTAAAAAAATATTAGTAGAATCAGGTTTTACAAAGTATGTAAGAACAAATTCAGAAAATATATGTTATTCTACAGAAAATTTGCAAATAAGATATGGAAAAGAACATGACCCAGATATAATAGCTGAAATTTGTGATATTGCTATAAAAAAAGCTAAAGTAAAAAGAAAAAATATTTTATTTATAAAGGAAGTAATAAATGAATTAATGGATAATACAATGTTTCATGCATATGATGATATTGAAAAACCTTTCTTTGATAAAAGTTGGTATATTTTTGTAAAATGTTATGAAGAAAAAATGAGTTTTACCTTTTTAGATAATGGTTTAGGTATTCCATATACAATACACAAAGCTTTATATGAGAAAATTAAAGATACAATAGGAGTAAAAAGTGATGACTATTATATAAAATCTGCAATTAATGGCGAATTTAGAACAAGAACAGGAAAAACAAATAGAGGAAAAGGATTGCCAGAAATATATAGTAAAGTAAGAGAAGGTAAAATAAAAAAATTTAGCATAATATCTAATAGAGGAATATTTAAATGTGAAGAAACATATGAAATAAAAGAACATTTATTAGGAACTTTAGTTTATTTTGAAGTTCAATTTGATACTTTGAAAGGAGATAAGACATGATAGAAATAAATATATTAAAAGATTTTGCTGAATCTACAGGTGGTAGACTTAGAAAAAATGGAAAAAATTCAGGAGAAGCTTTTAGAGAAGATATTTTATTACCTAAAGTGAAAGAAGCTATAAATAAAAATATAAAAATATATATTGATTTAGATGGCGGATATGGTCATGGTTCTTCATTTTTAGAAGAAGCTTTTGGAGGCATGATTAGAAAGTTAAATAAAGAAGAAGCTGAATATATTTTTAATAATATCGAAATAAAATCGTTAGATGAACCAAGAAAAAAGGAAGACATATTTAAATATATGAAGGATGAATTAAATAATAAATAGAGGTAAATTTATATGCACAAATTTTCAAAGAAAAAAATGTTTATAATAATTTTGATTATAGTATTAATTATAGTATTAGGTATTATTTATTATTTTTTATATAAAAACTTTGATTTCTTTAAAATAAAATTTATAGATATAATACAGTCTATGATAGATATTTTTATTGGATATGGTATATATAAATTTACTAAAAAAGATAATAAAGAAGAGAAGATAGATTGTAAAAAACAAGAAATTTTAGAAAAATTAATTTTTATAATTGATGATATGACACCTTTAGAATATTGTGGTTCAATTAATAGTTTAAGACTTAAAATAAGAGAAATATCTAATAATATATATTTATTAGAAAAATTAGATATAAAAAATAGTAAATATGTAGAAAATATTAATTATATAAAAGATAATTACAAAAAATTTGAGGAATATATATCTGAACATACAGATATGTCAATAGATAAATTATTTAAAGATGAAACAAGGCAGAACAAATTAAACACTTATATTTTCAATATGAGAAATAAATCAATGGATACTATATGTGATATTTTATTGAAATGAAAATAAAGAGCAAGAATAAACTTGCTCTTTTATGATTTTTTTAAAAATTTTTTTATTTCTGGTAAAAGTATATCTGATCTACTTAAGTTTTTCTCTTTTAATTTATTATCAAAAGCTTCTCCTAATTCTTTTGGAATATCTATATATATTCTCTTTAATTTTTCTTTTTGGTATTTTGTTTTGTATTCAAATTTTTTCTTTTCCATAGCTATCCTCCTAATAAATAGCCTAGAGGAGAAGTTATCTCCTCTTGACTTGCAGTATAAACTATGTTATACTAATTTTAGAAGTTTTTAAGGTAGTCAAACCATTTTTGAAACTTCTTACGTGCTTGTCTATGAGCTATATAGACTTGCACTTTTTTAATAATTTTTTTCATGTCATCACCTCCTTGCTATATTTATATTATATCATACCGTACGGTATGTGTCAACACCTTTTTTGAAAAATGTTAAAATTTTTTTATTTACTTATTATAACACAAATAAAATATAAGTCAACACAAATAGCGTTATATTTGTCTGGTTTTGTCGAAATTGTTTACAAGTATAGAAAAATATAGTATAATATAATTGTAAGATGTATAATCTTATGAAGAAATAAACAATTATGATGGCAACCCGAAAGGGTTGTTTTTTGTGTTTAAAATCTCTTATATGTGCCATAATATATAAGAGGTGTTTTTTATGTTTGTATTTATAGTAAAAGATATAAGAGAAAAAAGGGGATATGCATTAGAATATGTAGCAGAAAAGGCAGAAGTAACAACAGATTACTTAGAACAATTAGAAGATAATAACTTAAGCGATACAAAATTATCTAAATTGTATAAAATTGCAAAAGTATTAGAAGTAGATATTACTGATTTATATTATAGTATATACGATTATGAAAAGCTAAGAGAAAAAATGCATAAAGCAATAGAAAGATATGGTTTAAACTCAGAAAAAACAAGAAGGTTGAGTGACCTTCTTGATATATTACATAATTTAATAAATTAAAATAACTTAAGTGACTACTACAATGTACTGGTATTAAGTACTGGTATACAAAATATTTTTACCAGTCTAAATGTCTTGAAACATTGATATTTAAGCATTTAAATTCGATTAAAATTTTTATGGAGCGGGTTGTGGGAAACCTGCTAAGCAATTTTGTTTGTATTATTTTTAATTTTAGTTAGTTTTAAAAATGTTGATATATCAAGCAAAAGTAACATTTTTAAAAACTAACTAATTTTATTTATTAATAAATTAGACTGGTATAATAACAGTCTGAGACTGGTATTTTAGACTGGTATTTTTATATCATTAAATCTTTTATATATGTATTTTGAATATCTATATCTACATCTTGATAATATTCAGTATCTTCTTCTATAGCATGTCCCATTTGTGCTATTGCTACCTTATTTGGTATACCTTTTTTCAGAAATAGAGTAGCTAAAAATCTTCTCATATCATGTATTCTTACTTGTTCAGTATAACCTAGATTTTCTCTAAATATTTTCCAATTTCTTTCAGCAGTATTTTTTGGTATCATTTTAAACTTGGATGTAGTTATAAGAAAATCAAAAGTAGAAATTTCAATTTCCTTATTATTTTTGAATAAATAAGTAGAGTAGGGAGTAGTAAATTTTTTATCAACAAGTTTAATCTTAGCTTGTCTCTTTTTATTAAAAGCTATAATATCTATTAATTCATCTTTTATAAATTTCGGAATAGCTACTTTTCTAATGCCAGATTCAGTTTTAGCTCCTTCAACAATAATATAACCTTTACCTTTAATATTATTTTGATGTTTATTTATTATAATATAATTATCTTTTAAGTTAATATCTTTCATATCTATTGCTAGTGCTTCTCCAATTCTTAGACCACATCCACCTGCAACTAATATAAGAGGGTAGAGGAAACCTATATTAGAATTGACATCATAAAAATCTTTTTTAAGTATATTTAAAAATTTTTTATATTCATTTTCTTTTATAATATAGTGTTTAGCTTTCTTTTTTTTAGGCAATTTTAAATTATCAAGTAGATTACGTGGAATATTATAGTTTTCATCTTGAATTTTTGCTTTTAAAAAAGGATTTAATTTTTGACTTACTCTAATAACTATTTTTTCTCCTTTTTCTTTTTTTAAATCAATGTAAAATTTCCTGATCATAACATTTGTTAAATTATTCATAGGGATTTTTAGTAATTTTTTCAAATGACACTTTTTCACACTAAGATATTCTTGATATGTATTATTACTAATTTCCTCTTCATCTAGTTTTTGTTTAATAAACTCATCGTAGCTTTCTTCAAATGTATTATTTTTTACTTGCTTTTTTACTTCAGTAATTTTACCTTGTTTTAATTTATATAAAAAATCTATTGTTTTATCATTGCATTCTTTTTCTGTTTTACCATAGATGTCTTTATATTTCTTTTTTCCATATACATCTTTTCCAATATATACAGAAGCTCTCCAAGTACCATTACTTTTTTGTTTTGCTTTTACCATTATATCATCTCCTTTTCTTTTGTAGTAGTCACTTAAATTATTTTAATAGAGTAGGGGTTCGTAAACAAAACAGGCAATATCTACAATTTCTTCTGTTACATCTAGTTGTTCAGCTACTTCAAATTTGCTTAAATTAGTATCTAAAAAGCTTTTAAATAATTCAAATGGTATAAGTTTACTAACAGCCCATTTTTTTGCTCTAAATTCATTTATAGAGCGAATAAGTAAATTTTCTTCATCAACTTTTGAAAGTAGAGAAGAGGTAATACCTGTTTCATAATGTCCTATTTCTTCGGCTAATACACATTTTTCTTCAGCTGTGTTATTAAATTGTGTATCCAAATAAATATTACATTTTTTCATATCAGTTAAACATAATCCTTTGATGTCAATATTTTCTCCAAATTCTTTTTCAAAATTCTTTCTTTTTACTTTAATATTTTTATTTTTTGCATAGTTATATAAATCTTCTATATTTTTCATATGTCCCCTCCTAATATGAAAATAATATAACATATTATTATTTTTTCACTTGTCTTATTTTGTCGAAAAATAGTGGAAATATTTACCAGTAATTTGCAGAAAATTCGACAAAATATAAACTAATGTTTGTTTTACTGAGCTATATAGTAGCACTACTTATTTTTGTAGTGCTTTTATCTTTAGTAGTATATTTTTTTTAAAATTAAATATAATATATATTGACATAATTATTTTTCTTTGTTATAATTATGTTAGACCGAGTAGTAGTCTTTTATAGACTATGTAGAATATTTAATATTCGCTACGGCCTTTTTTTATTGTATAAAGTTTCTACATTTTTTATAACCATAATTAAGTGTAGTATCATTCCACTTAAATGTCTTGCTTTTTATAATTTCATTTCTTTGTTTTTTTATTTCAATTTCTTTTTCATCTTGCTCTTCACAAGTAGACCAAATACTACCAGCAACAAAATCAGCCAATTGGCACCCTGTTGTATATCTTGAGTAAACTACATTTATAGAAGGTGCAAAATTTGTATTTCCATAATTTTTAAAAATTTTTTCATTAGAGATTGCTTTTTTATAAGCTTCATATATCATTGTATCAGTTTCATTTCCATTATCTTTTTTATCAATCATTACAATAACACTTTCAGATATTTTATTTAAATAAAAGTAATTGTCAACCATACTTAGTAAATTTTGAAAAGATAATAAATATACATCTTTTTTACTATTAACAATATTATTTTTTGTTGTATAATATTTATCTTGTGAACAACTAAAAATTGTACACTCAATGTTTTTTAGTAATTCATTGATTTGTTTATAATAGCAATCTTTATTAAAATTTGAATTACAGTTATTTTTACATTTTAGTCTTTTTCTATCAGGGCTAAATTTAATTTCGTCATAATAATTTTTAAAACAAATACTTTTAAAATTTTCAATATCACATTCTTTTTGGTTTAACTCTGAAGCCTTTAACATAACAGCACCTAAAACAAAATATCTAGTATTACCACCTGATATACAATATGTTTCATCATGTTTTAATTCAGCAGTTCCAGAGTCATCAATATACAAAATATACATTAGAATGGTAAGTCATCAAAATCATCTTCTACTATTTTAGGTGCTTTAGTAGGCTTAACTAAATTTAGATTGAAAAAAGTGGATTGTGAACCACAGTATTTACAAAAAGCTGCTTCTGCAGGTAATATATTGTCGCACTTGTAATCCGAACATCTATTAATAAGTGGAGACCCACAACCTTGGCAAAACAATTCATCTAAATCTTCTAAATCGCTTGATTTCTCACAGTTCAAACAATTTTTTAATTTATATTTTCTAATTTCTTCATTTTCTTCAAATTCCATAATTTTTCATTCCTTTCTTTTCTTTTCTAGTGTTTCCATTTATTACAACAATTTCCATACATATTCTACAAAATAGTGCAAGTTATACTTGCTACTCATTTTTATTCATCATCTTCATCATTTTCAAAATCATCTAACAATATATTTATCATTCTTGTAATTCTACTATCTGCTTTAGCTAATTTACCTAAATCTACTTTACTATTAGCTGCAATTACTATATCATTATCTTGCATTTTTTTATCTATATCTTGTACTAATTTTTCATTATTTCCTAAAATGAAATCAGTAGTTGTTTCAAAATGTATAGCTAAAGCTTTTGTAATGTTAGGTGGTAATTTTCTAGCACCAATTTCATATAGTCCCAATTGACCTTCTGATAGTTTTTCACCCATACTTGTTATTGCTTCAGCGGTTTCTTTTTGATATTCACCTTTAGCTTCTCTTAGAGCTTTGATTCTATTTCCTATTTGTTTATTATAGTTTTCTTCCATAAAAATCACCTAATTTTTTTTATATGAGCATTGTACTACATATTGTATGATAAGTCAACATAAAACTACAAAATGAAATAAAAATAAAAAAAAGTGTTGACAACCTACAAATTGTAGTATATAATAAAACTACAAAATGAAGTGAGGTGACAATATGAATTTTATTAAAGAAAAAAGAATAGAAAAAAATATAACTAGAAAAACTTTAGCATTAAGAGTAAACTGTAGTATAAAAACAATAGAAGCAATAGAACAATTTAGAAGAAAACCTAGTTTATCTTTAACTATAAAATTATTTAAAGAATTGCAAATACCTTTAAATAAAATAGAATTTTTTTTAGAACAATACACTACAAAATGTAGTTAAAATTAGGTTAAAAATATATGAATTAGAAAAGATAGAAAAGAGGTGAGAAGATGATTATTATAAAAGAAATATTATTTTGGTGGATGTTAATAGACAATATTTTAATTTGTATATCAAAAAAATGGAGACAACACACAATAGATGTATTATCTCATAATAAGTGACTTTATATAGTTAGTTATATCAGTTGAAAAAAGAGTAATTGCAATACTAATTAACCAATATATAATTTGACTAATTTTAATTAATATACTATCAGAAGAAACATTTAAATAAGTAAGAATCTTCTTTGGTAAAAATAGTATAAAATCAATCCAATATTTTGGTGAAAAACATTGAAAAATATTTCTTTTACAGATACCAGTCGCATCATCAAATATACATAATGTTTCTCTAGCAAATAATGTACTGTTGTCTGGAAAATTAGTAAATACAGATGCTTTAAATGATGCAAATTGACCATATCCCATTTTTTGTGCTATTGGGAAACACTTATCGGATATATTTAATTTTTTAAATAAATCTATACAAATACTTTTATATTGAAATATTTTATGATTTTTTTGATTAATAAAATCGTTAAACATTTTTGAATATCTAATAATGTTAATATAATCAATAATACTTGATATTAACTTATAAATAAAAATAATTAAAAATGCAATTAGTAATTTTGACAATATAAAATTCACCTCCAATTAATTATATTATAGCATAGATGAGGTGGAAAATAAAGGAAATAAACAAAAGGAGGTGGAAACTGTGGAACAAAAAAAGCCCTCTGATAGAGAGCAATATAATTTAAAATTACCAATAAAATTAAAAGAAAAATTAGAAAATGAAGCTTATAGTAAAGGTTATTCTTTAAATGCTTATATACTTATGAAATTAGAAGATTAGCCATCAATATTTGTTTTTATAATACCATTATCTTTTTCAAATTGTTCAACACATTGAGCAACTAAAAATTCAATTTGCTTATTAACAGAACGACTATTTTTAGCAGAAACAACTTTTAATTTTTCCATAAGTTGTTCATCAAGACGTAATGGATAATTAGTTTGATAATTTTTCATAAAATCACTCCTTACTTCAAAATGATATTATAATTATATCATATTTTACATAAAGAAGTAAAATATCAAAAAGACGTCAAAAAAATATTAAAAGTTATTGACAAATAATTTTAGTAGTGATATTATATAGACGTCGAAAGGAAGTGTAAATAATATGAAAATAATTGAAAAATTTTCTTTTAGGATACCTATTGAAGTTAAAACAGAAGTCAAAAAAATATCTAAAATTAAAGGTTATCCTATGAATACTGTTTTGTTGCAGTTTACTTGGAAAGGTATAGAAGAATTTTATAAAGAAAGAGGTAAATAAATATGAGTTATGAAGAATTTGAAAAACTAAAAGCAGAGTTAAAAGAAGAACTAAAAAAAGAACTATCAAATAAAAGAGATAAAGGAACAACATATTGGAGTGAATATTCAAAAGAATTAGTAGAAAAATTGAGAGCAAAAGGTTATATGCAACCACATAAAGCTATAACAAGTTTGACATATTGGGCAAGAGTATTAACTGGTGCAAGAACAGTTGTAAATTTAACAAAAGAAGATATGGAAAAAGTAAAACCAGTTATAAATGAAATAATTAATATAATACCAGATTTAACTATAGCATAGATAAGGTGGAAAATAAAGGAAATAAGAAAGAAGGTGAGAAAATGGAAAATGATGTAATAGGAATAGAAGAAATATGTAAAATACTTGGTAAGAGTGAAAATACAGTAAGAAAATACGCTAAAGAAAAGAAGATACCTGCAACAAAAATAGGAGATGAATGGTATAGTAGTAAATTAGCATTAAGTATGTGCGTAGCAGGTTATAATCCAATTGATGTATATGAAAAGATAGCAAAAGAAGTATTTGAAAAATCAAAAGAAGTATTTATTTAAGGAGGTGATTTAAATGAAACCAAGGAAAATACTATCACTTGTAGTAATAGTAGTAATGTTTATATTAGTAAGCAGTATAGACACAGTAGAAGAGACAAATGCAAGCGATATAGCAAGTGCAAAAATACAAGCACAAATTAATTTAGAAAGTAGAGGGAGATAATATGGATTGGAGAAATAGAGAAGCAGTTTTTACACAAAGTGAAGTAACAGAAATGCAAAAAAGTTTTGTAAAAGAGCTTGAGCAAATAAGAAAACAAGTAATAAAATCATACGATTATTTAGCTAAAAATGAAGTTATTAAAAGCAAATTTCAATTAATAAAAACAATACAGGATATATCAGATTTAGAAAATGAATTTGAAGAAGATATAAAAATAGAAGCTAATGAGTGTGAATCAGACAGCTTCTAAACAATAGTATTATGTAATTACTATACCTAAAGTATAGCACATCACATAAGAAAAGTCAAAATAAAAGGAGAATAAAATGGAGAAAATAAAAAAGCCCTCTGATAGAGAGCAATTTGGAATAAATATTGAAAGTGATATATTAGAAAAATTAGTCAAAAAATCTAAAGAACAAGGAATACCACTAAATACCATTATAAATATTATTTTAAATGAATCTATTCAGAAATATCAATAGAGCCATTTTCCTTTTCATATTTAGCGACATATTGTTTTATAACAAATTCAAGCTCTTTATTTATTGAACGACTATTTTCATTAGATATATATTTGAATTTATTGAATAAATCTTCATCTATACGAAGCATATATTGACTTTGCATAAATTTTTACCTCCTTATAAAATGTTATCAATATTATATCATATTGATATTTAGTTTACAATAATAACATAATGATATCAAAAAGTTATCAAAAATATAACAAAAAGTATTGACAATTAAAAAATGTTATAGTATAACATTGTTATAACATAATGATATCAAAATGTTATTAAAAGGAGTGAAAAAAATGAAACAACAAATTATAATTAGAGTACCAAAATGGACTAATGATAAGTTAAAAGAGATAAGTAAACAAAAAGGAATTAGCAAAAATGCACTTATAACTACAATGATATGTGAATATATAAAAAAAGAAGAAAGAGGTAAATAAATATGAGTTATGAAGAATTAAAAGAAAAATATGAATTATTAGAAAAAGAAAATCAAAGTTTAAAAGAACAATTAAGAGAAAAGAAAGATAAGACAGTATGGGACAGAATACAAAATATAAAAAATGAGTGGGTAGATGAGAATTTTATTTTTACAAATAGTTTTCAAAAAAGAGATATGATGAGAAAAATGACTGATGATATAAAATGGGATTTACATGTAAGAGAAATAAAAGACTTTAAGGAAGAACATATTGAACAAGTAAAAGAATATCTAAAAACATATAATGCTGGTATTTATTATGAAGATTGTAGAAAAGGGGTGATATAAGGATGACATTAGGACAAGAAATAATATTGTATTTTGAAATAATACCATTATTTAGCTTTTTAATTTATGCAATAATAAAAAGTTGCATTGAAAATAAAAAAGAGTTTAAAAAGCAAATATGGAGCTTAAAAAAGAAATATAGAAAGCAAAATGAAGAGTATGAAAAACAAGAATTTTTGTGGAAAATAAAAAATGGCTTATCTACTGGCATAGATAAACCGAATTATAGTAATGTGCTTCGATAAACATTACATAATTATTATAACACAAATAATAAGAAATGTAAAGGGGTGTAATATGAAAATTGATAATGTAGAAAAGCTTGTAAAACAAGCATTAGAAAAAAACAAAAGTGCAAGAGAAGATGACCATTTGTTGTATATAGAAGTAGTATATATAATTAATCCTGCACTTGTTAATGTAAATTTTGCAATGAATTTTAGAAATGCGAGAAGTTTAGGGCTACCTCCTTTTGAAAGTGTTTCTCGTGCTAGAAGGAAATTACAAGAGAAGTATCCTGAATTAAGAGCAACAAAGAAAGTAGAAAATGCAAGACAGGAAAAACAAATTGAATTTGAAGATTATGCTAAAACATAGAAAAGAGGGTTGATATGGAAGGATGGATATGTTTACATAGAAAGTTATTAAATTGGCAATGGTATCAAGATACAAATGTAAAAGTATTATTTATACATTTGCTATTAAAAGCAAATTATGAAGATAAAGTATGGAAAAATATTGTTATAAAAAGAGGACAACTTGTAACTTCTATATCAAAACTAGCAGAAGAAACGCGACAAACAATACGACAAACAAGAGTTGCACTAGATAAGTTAAAAATGACAAACGAAATAACAATCAAAACGACAAACAAATATACACTTATAACTATTGAAAAATACGACAATTTTCAAAATATAGAAAATATAAATGACAAGCAAAATGACAAAGAAGATGACAAACAAATGACAAACAAATGTCAAGCAACATGGCAAACAAAAGGGCAACAACATAACAATATAAACAATAAACAATATAATAATATATTATCTAATAATAATTATTTATATAATACGCGCGAAGAAATTTTTTTGAAAGCACTAAGAGGCGAAAAAAATGACAGTTAAAGAGTATATAAAATATTTAGCAAAAGAAACAAAAGAAATTTGTGATAAATACAATATACCTACTAGCATAGATTTAGAAAAATACGAAAAAGAGGTGGATTAAATATGAAAGAATGTGAGCTTAGTTGTGGAAATTACATACATGAAGAAGAAAAGTATTGTAAAGAATGTATGGAGTATGAAAAGAGAAAATTTCAAAAGATGCTACATGAAAATTTTGATAAAGAAGAAATAGAAGTTTTAAATATAGTTTACGATGGGGAGGCATTAGAATGAAAAAAGTAGAAGAACTTACAGATACAGAATTAAGACAAGCATATGTAGTTACATGTAAGGAGTATAAAAACTCTTATAAAAACAAGAAAGAAATTGAAGAAGAAATGTTTAGAAGATTTGAAAATGAATTAGAAAGAAATAGATAGGAGGTAGGAAAATGTTGGCAAAAAAAGCTACATTAGATGATATAAATTTAAAAGTTATGATATGGGGAGAAAGTGGAAGTGGAAAGAGTAGATTTGCATTATCCTCACCAAATCCACTAGTAATAGATTTAGAAGGAAGTACTAGATTATACGCATCTGAATTTGATTTTTGGAAAGCAGAAGTTGATAAAGCAAATGAAAAGAGTAATAATCCAGCAACTTTAACAATGAATGTATTAGATGAAATTACAAAAGGTGAATATGAAGATAGAAAAACTTTAATTATTGATCCAGTTACTGATTTATTAGATGCAATAGAAAGTAGTTGTGCAACACAATATGAAAAGAATATAGGGAAAAAGATAGATACACTTAATGCAGTACAAAAAACAAAATGGTATGCCTATAGAAGAGATATGGCAAGAAAAGTACTAAATAATTTAAAAGATATACCTATGAATTTGATTTTAGTTGCAAGAAGTAAAAATGTATGGGACCAAAAAGATGGAAAATTGCAACCAATAGGGCAAACATACGATGCACTTGAAATAGTTGAATATTTAATGGATATCGTAATACAACTTGAAAAAAACGAAAATGGAACAACGGCTATAGTAAAAAAATCTAGACTAGGAAATTTACCAAAAATTTTAGAAGTACAAAATTTTGATTCAATATTGAATGCATTAACACAAAGTAAAGAAAATATAGCAACTAAAGCAGAAAAATAAAATAAAAAGGCACTTTTATACACAGCAAAATAGATATAGAAGTGCCTGTATTGTAAAGAGGTGTAAAATGGATTTATATGAACAAATACAAAATTACATAGCACAATTAGATATATCTGTAAAGCAGTTAAGAAAAAGTGGAACTGATTTAGCAGAAGCAGAGCAAAAATATAAAATTTGTTTGAGAGAAGAAGCTTTGAAATTGAGAGCAGAAAAAGGTATGGCAGTAACATTAATAAATCAAATAATATATGGAGTTCCAGAAGTGGCAAAGTTAAGATTTGATAGAGATGTAAAAGAAGTAGTATATCAAGCAAATTTAGAAAGTATAAATAGTACAAAATTAAAATTAAGAATATTGGAAAATCAACTTGATA